CGGGCTCTTCAGCTCTAAATGTCATGTCCGAGCACACCCATGTTGTTCTCACAGTTCAAAAAATGCTGGGCATAACCAGAAATAGGAAGAAGTCTACTAAAAGCGGCCACAAAAGTGAATTCAATTCAATTTACAGAACAATTAATGGTTGTTTCAATTCAGAGCTCAAAATAAGAAACTCTTTTATAGATTGTCCTTTCGACTATGATTATTCATCAATGGCGACCTGGGCATGTGAACAATCTAAAGAGGCACTGAGAAAGGGGTTGAGCTACATAGGCTCTGCTTGGATACACGTTTTGAACAATCATATCGTTTTGATAATGGGGTCGATGATAACTCAAGCACGGAAAGTTGGGTTCGATAAATTTCTGAAGATACCTCTAGAATTGGGTGGGATAATTAGGGTGAATCCTGCTAGGAACTTGATATTGGGTAAACTGTATCACAACCTCGAATCAATATCAGGAGTTGACATATTGGATTTAGATCAAGATCATATCAGTGAGTTCACTTCGAGAGTCGAATCGATCATGACAGGTATGATGCCTTCTGAATATGGTGAAATCATTGTGGATGAGAAATTCGATGGAGAAGAAAGAATCAAAATAGTTTTACCCAAATTGAGCAAATCAGGTCTTGTAAACCTCTGCAGCAGACGGAATAGAGATCATAGAGGGTTTGAAGAATTTGTTAGAACTCTGGAACCTTCTCTGTTTTATCCACTGCTTCTCAATTTCAGCAAGAACTCACTGCTAAGAACAATTCTGAGCATACCATCACGAATGGAAGATGACACCTCTCATTCTGACACAGCTGTCAGATTTGTAATACCTCAAACTCCCCTCTCTTCACCCCTATATCACGTCAACTGCCCATTTTTGACCAAATTGTTTGGTAAAGAACGAATAAGTAGGCAAGACATTTTGGATAGTCATTCAAAATTTCTGGAGGGTGAATTTGATCTATTTGATCATGAGGTCGGGTCTAAGTTCTTTGACTCATCACAGTTTCTGGACAAGATAATGGAAGTGAAGGACTGCCTTAAGTCGATTAAGCCACTCAAGATTGATCGTCATGGGGAAACTAAGTATGACTTGGTTTACGTCAACAAGACTTATCAGCAGATCATGTACAATGTGGATTACTCCGTGGATGGATCAAGGTCATTTTTCATGGATGAGATGAGTAGCAAGCTCTTGCCAACATGCTTCGGTGGACAAACTGATATTCATCCATATGATTACTTCAAGTCTTTGGAGGTTCTCAAATCGAGGATTACTAAATTCTCACTGAACAGGGGGAAAATATCAATGCCTACAAGTCACAGTGATTCCGAAGCTAGCGATGTGCAAAAGGCTATCACATGCAACTTCTGTGAGGGCATGAGGCTTATAGCTGGAAAGAAAAAAACTGCTAACATCAGCTACTCACTGTATCAAACCATCAGGAACAATTTTGACTCTTGGAGCAATGACAATAACCCGAAATCAGAAAGGCCGATCGACATACTCAGCAAGTCTCTTCAAACCTCAAATGTCTGGGACATAACTAAGGTCCTCTCATCCACCAGTGAGGTGAGCCATTCGCACAGAGAGATGTTGGCAAATGAGCTCATATCTTTGCAGGGCAAAAGAAATCTCAAGTTTGTTGTTAATAAAAGCAAGTT